ACACCGACGCCATCACCGGCACCACAGGCACAACAGGCATCTACGACGAAGTGGAACTTGGCGAACTGAAGGTCAAATACAACAAAACCAGCCAAACCAGCGGCGTGATCAACAACGTCTTCGACGTTTACCCCTGGCTCCAGTCATACCTAGGCCCTTATTGCATGGGCGGCGCCGCCAACTACGCCGTCCGTCTCTTCCGAGGTTGATATGGGCCTCATCGACACCACCTTTGCGCCCATCCCCACCGCAGTCCTAAACGACTGGGGCCAAACCATCACTTACGTCAAAACGTACACACCCCGTAGTTACGACCCAACCACTGGAACGGTCTACGGCAGCGACGAAGCAGTCTCTGTGAAGGGCGTTATTACCCGCATCAACCCCCGCGAGTCCGAGGGTCTGTACCAATCCACCGACTTAAAGGTCATCATCGGCACTGCCGAGCTTGGAACGTACTACCCCACCGAAGCCGACCGCATCCAGTACACCCAAGACGGCGCCACACGCGAAGCCAAGATCGTCAACATCACCACCTACAGGGGCGAGGATCCTGTGTATCACTCGTTGATTGTGAGGCCGCAGTAATGGCGCGAAATAGAGGGTTTCTAAACGAACTAGACCGCCTTGGCGACAACTTGGACCGCCTCGCTGTTGCAGCGTTTAGTCGCGGTCCTGCACGAGCTGCCGAGGAAATCGTTGTGGATCTACAAGAAGCTGGTCACGTGTGGACCGGAAAGTTTGCCAATTCTTGGCAGATAGAAACAAGCGACGGTAGGCGCACAGCCGGCAGTGGTTCACCAGGTCTACCTCAACGTGTATTTGCCCCTTTGCTAAGTGGTCGCGGCTTTGTTTTTGACGATGTTAAGTACACAATCTCGAACTTTTCGTCTTACTCCGACCAAGCCCGCGATTTAGCCGAAGGGACGTACATTGACCCCGGTGTAACACCACTCAAGGAGTACGAGAGAGGTACTCGTGTTAGTGGGTATCGGGGCGATCTAGTCGGCGACGACGAAGGACCGAACAGGTCTACAGCTCCCTTGGATTGGTACACCACATATGTTCGCGGTGGAGCTATTGATCGACGTATCAGAATTGAACTGGACAATGAGCTAGGGAGAATCCGTCTATGAACTACCAAGCAATCCGTGCAGCCGTTGAGAACCCGCTGCTAACTGCTTTTGGGAGTCTTACCCCTGCTGTACCTGTCTACTTCGACAACATCACGGCAGTTCCTCCCAACACCACTACTGAATACGTCCGCGTCAATGTTACTTTCGGCATTACCAACGAACCCACCCTCACTTCAAGCGTGGACAACGCCCGTGGTGCGGTTGTTATCCGCGTTTTCACGGAAAAAGGTCGCGGCCCAGCACGCAATCAGACACTGCTCACAACAGCAGTAAACGTGCTCGAAACCCTGAACAACAGCACCAAAGGCACAACTGGCGTGTACTTCAAGGTTGGTGAAATTAACGGCCCCACATTTTCTGCTACTGAAGAGTCACCCCATTTCGTGGGACGTATTGAGACCTCTTACGTCGCAACTGTGTTGTCCTAGGAAATGTTTGTAGTGGGCGCTAACCTGTATTAAGCCGGGCAGTGCCCGCCCAGAAAACCACATTTTGGTACGCCCTATGGCCACCACCGTTCTGTCCGGCACGTCCGGCGCTCTCTACTACAAGCCCGCCGGCACCACCGGCACGTTCGGCGAATCCGGTGTAAACATCAGCACCGATGTGATCACCGTTGCCCCCTTCCTGAACTTCAAGCCCGGCGACCCGGTGAAGTTCCGCGTGGTCAACAGCCAAACCGGCGGCGCCGGCACCGGCACGCTGCCTGCCCCCATTTCGGACTCCACCACCTACTACGTGCTGAGCTACACCGCTAACACCGGTGCACTCACTGTCTCCACCACCGCTGGCGGCACCATTCTTGCCATCACCGACGACGGCACGGCAGCTGCCCCCAACGAGTTCGAGGTGTACTACGCCGACTTCGCCGTCGTGGGCCAAGTCCGCGACTGGAGCTTCGAGATCAGCCGCGCTGAAATCGACGTCACCACCATCGGTCAAACCCCTGGCCAGTACGTCCCCTTCCGCAGCTACATCTCCGGCTTCGGCGATGGCAGCGGCACCGCAACGGTCTACATGACCGACGAGGACGCCGCCCTGTCCAACCGCATGATCGAGGACGTGCTGCAGCGCCAGCAAAACGGCGCCGCCTTCAAGCTCTACACCGACCGCGTGTTCAGCGGCGGCACCCTGAGCGAAACCCTCAGCCGCTCGATCAGTTTTGATGCCGTGCTGACCTCGGCCAGCCTGAACATCAACCCCGACGATGCCCAGTCTGTGACCGTCAACTTCCGCCCTGCTGGCACCCCCACCTTCGACTTCTCCAAGTCCTGATAATCTGCTGGAGCAGTAGGTTCAGCGACCCCGGCCTAACCGCCGGGGTTTTTTGTATCTAGTCCGCTACAGTAGTGCGAGACCAAACAGGATTACATGCCTGCTTCAATTCCAGTCCGCGCCATTGATCGCCTGCGCAAAGCAGCGAACCTGGAGCCGGTCAAAAAAGAAGTCGAACTGTCTGACGGCAGTACATTTGAAATGTGGGTGGCACCACTGACGATGGCTGAGCGTGAACGCGCCCAGAAGCAAGCCAAGTCCGACGACGCCAACGCTTTTGCACTCCAACTGCTGATCGCCAAAGCCCTCGACGAAAACGGCACAAAGCTGTTTAGCGCTGGAGAGGTGGACGTGCTCAAGAATGAGGTCAAAGACAAGGACCTCCAAGCCCTGATGCTGGCAATTTTGACCGACGACGCTGAGCCAATCGACCCAAAGAGCTGAGTGCCGAGCTTCGGAAAGACAACTGGCTGATGCTCCAATTCGGCGTCGCCAAAGAACTGGGGCTCAGCCTTACCGAAGTCCGCACCACCATGACCGCCGAGGAGTTACTCGGCTGGAGCGCCTACTTCAGCATCCTCAACGAGGACCAGCAGAAGGAAATCGAAAAGGCCAAACGCCGCCGCTAACCCGGCGGCTTTTTTGTCGCGTAAACTGAAGTACCAGAGTGTGACGCAAGCCGTGGCCGCTTACAGAGCTGATATTGAAATCGGCGTAGTAGGCGCAGCCAGACTCAAAGAGCTTCAAGACAGAATCACTAAGCTTTCTCGTGCAATAGACGATGCAAACGTAAAAACATTTATCGATAACAAAGCAGTACAAAGTCTCGGCGAGTATTCAGGAGCAGCAGGAAAAGCCGCAGCCAACTTACGTGAAACAGCTATCCAGTTAAATGCCGCAGGAAAAGCATCGGGAGATTACGCAAACGCGATAAGCCAGCTTGTTACAGCTGTAGAACAAGAAAATAGCGCATTAAAAATTCAAAATAATTTAATTAAAGAAGAAATAGAACTGCGTCGTAAAGCAAAACTAGCGGCATCAGGTATTAGAGAGACAACTCAGTATGCAGGACCTATAGGTCCAGGGCAAGCGTCTCCTGTAGGGTCTCTTGTAGGACAAAAGTCTCCGGTAGAAGAACGTATTCGTCGTACACTAGCTGCGCGAAAAGAAGAACTTAATTTACAAGAAGCGCTTCTTCGGTTAGAAGAAAAGTCTTCTGCAGAATTTAACAAACAACTTGAAGCCCGTAAAGCTCTAGCGCAGACAGCGGCTATCGAAGTTCGTTCACTTATTGCACGAGCTGCCGCTGGCCCGCAGGCCAGCCAGCTGTTGTTAGCGGCAGCTGCCCCCGGAGCCCCTGCTATGGGCGGTGGTGCGCGTCGTCGGATTACAGGACAGGTAGAACGCCTCGGTGGAGCGCGGACTGCAGATGAAGCTGCTGCAACTTTACGTCTAGCTCAAGCTACCGATGCATTGGTACAGAGTAGTAGCAAAATAGATCCGCAGTACAACAGATTCTTACCGGACACAGCCGCACTTAATGCTGTAGGGCGCGGTATTACGCGATTGACTACAAACCAAGAAGAGTTTAATCAAACTGTACAACGTGGTATTCGGTTTGAGGAAAAATACAACCAAGAACTAGAACGGCGCCAACGTCTAGGTATTGGTGGCCCTGTGTCTAATAGGATGCCTGGAACTACTAAAGTAACAAGAGGACCGTTCCCAGTTGAGGGTCCAATTCCGCTATCTGAGTTTGGACGCAGAGAGGTTATTCGATCCAGAGGTGCAGGTTTAGGTAACCGTGTCGGCGGAGCCATCAGCGGCTCTATTATCGGCGGCGCCTTTCCGCTTTTGTTTGGCCAAGGTGGTGGCGCTGCGGCAGGCGGTGCTATCGGTGGTCTTGTAGGAGGTCTCGCTGGTCCAGGCGGTAGTTTTGCTGGATCACTACTTGGCACACTATTGGGTGATATAGCCAGTCGAGGCCAAGCGGTAAAGCAGTTAGGTGAGGATTTAGGTTTTTCTGCTACTCAAGCCAGTACACTGGCCGATGCATTTAAGACCGCAAATACAGACGTAGAAAAATTTACAGCAGTTGTACAAAACATCCGTGGCGTAGGCCTGGAACTCGAAGAACAAGCAACAGCTGTTCAACTTGTTACTGCTCTTACTGAAAAGTATGGCGGCACTTTTGAAAAAGTAGGTAATGCGCTTACAACTGCGCTTGAGTCCGGCAAAGTAAGTCAAGCCGTACTAAACCAACTAACCAGTCAAGGAATTACCGTACAAGATGCGCTTGCCGCTAAGTACGACGTGAGCAGAGACAAAATTTTGGAGATGGCTAAAAAAGGTGAAATATCCGTACAAAGTTTGCTTGATACTCTAGTCGAGCTCGGTAACGCTTCTACGGAAGCAGCAGAAAAAACACAAACTCCATTTGAAAAAGCTTTATTAACAACAGGTCAGTTATTCCAAAGCTTCTGGAAGGATGTGCAAGCTATATTTGCAGGCGTAAGTTCCAACGGAGTAGAAGCCGGTACAGCACTACTAAACATTTTTAACAAGCTTTTACAAGAAGTTCTTTTCCCGCTCGGTAGATTTTTAGCCCGCATCGTAGCGCTTTTTGTAGATGTTGTATCTACGGGAGCTCGTGCTGCTGTAGAACTAATTAACGGTTTTAGGGGAGTATCCAGCGCCATCGGTGACGCCCTTATTGGAGTTGTAAATATGATTCCTGGTCTACGGACAATCGTAGGCTTGGCTCGCCAGCTCCTTAAAGGAGCAACCGGATCTAAGAGCAGCGACTGGAACGATATGCCATGGCCAGAAGGGATCCCTAAACCTGG